TTTGGTGCCTCGTCGGGGATTCGAACCCCGGACACCCTGCTTAAAAGGCAGGACAAAAGTCAATGTTTACAGCGCTTTTCAGATTTCTGCAATCAAATATGCGCTCACGCCTTGCTTTCGGAATCTTGGACGTAGGCAATCAGTTTGTCAATGGACGCCTGCTTTTTCCGCTGGCGAAGATGCGTATAGATCGCGATGGTGGTCTCAACGTGGGCGTGCCCGAGCAGAGCGCGGGCCGTGTGAACGTCGACGTCCGCCTCAAACAGCGTGGTCGCGTAGCCATGCCGCAGGACGTGCGGCGTGAGCGTGTTCCGGTAGTGGTGCTTCAGGTACTTGTGCCCATTGACGCCCACCGTCTCGGTCGGCGCGTCCGTGAAAAAGCCCATATCCCGGCAGTAGTGGTTCCAGTGCTTGAGATAGGTCGAGCGCGAGAGGAATTTTTTCGGGTCCTTGCCGTGAAAAACATAGTCGTCCGGCTCGCCCTGCATCGGTCGGAGCAGGGTCTCGGCAGGAGGCAGCAGCGGCAGCGTGCGGATGCCAGCCTTCGTTTTAGGATCGCCGACCTTGTGGACGCCGTGGTAGGAGAGATTTTTGGTGCAGGCTATCTGCTTCGTCTTAAAATCAATGTCGCCCCATTGCAAGCCCAGCGCTTCACCGCGGCGCAGGCCGGTGTAAATCAGGAACAGGGCAAACTCGCCCCAGTACGCCTCTCCTGCGCGGGCTTTGATCGCGTCCACGATATCGTCTTCCGGCGCTTCCCTTTTCTGCGCCGCTTTCGCGCCGGTCGGTATCGCAATGCCGAGCGCCGGATTGGTCTTGACGGTCTGGCCGAAGATCGAGTCGGCCACGGCGAAAGCAAAAATACTCTTGTAGATCGTCCGCTGGGCGCGGATCGTGCGCACAGAATAGTCGGCCTCCTTCATTGCCTGCAGGTGCGCGGCGATGTTGCTGGTGAGGACCTCATCGGCGGGGACGTCTCCGAGCCGTTCGACCGCGCGCTCATACGGCGCCTTGTAGCAGTCAATGGAGCCGTCGCGGTATTCCTTCCACTTTTTCTCCTGCCATGCCTCCGCGACGGTGCGGAAAAGCAGCTTCGTCGGCTGCTCCTTCTCCTGAATGCGCCGGTACAGCTTCTCCGGGTCGCGGTCGCAGATCGTGTGCCGCGGGCCTTTCGGCAGACCGTCGGCATCGAGCTCGTGCCAGTAGCCCTGATAACGGCCATCTGCGCGCAGCGTATAGAGCTTTTTATAATTGATTTTCGCCATGTGTCCTCTCCCCTGCGCTTGCGAAAATGGAACGACCGCCGCCATGCCGGGCGGCGGCCTTTTGCGTCATGTTCCTACTGTATCGTCTCGGATTTCCGCGGGAAATTCTGCGATTTCGTTGTCCGAAAACCCCGCGTCAGCCAAAAACGATTTGCGCTTTTCTACGGCATTGTCGGTCAGATCATTGACTTTGCCGAGGTATTCCTGAAATTTGTCATAATCGGATGCTTCGCCGCCGTCAATATAGTCCTTTATGGCCTCGCACACAACGCGCGCGTTTGCCGTGTACGCGCGCGCAGCGCCGACATAGAGGATAGCCGGCTGGGTGTCAGCGTCAAAGCTGTCGAGCGAATCCTGACTGGATTGAAGCACTGCGATCATAACACCAAGGACGTCTGTGTCACCTCTGTCGGCGGCATCTGCGACAACATCGTCGAGGGCCTGCAGCTGATCGCTTGCGGTTGTGACGACCGCCCACACTTGAGAGTCTAACTCCTTAGCGGCGATCTGGGACTCCGTCTCCGCCGGTTCGCCGCAGGCGGTCAGGGTAAACGCAAGGGCGAGCGCGAGGATCATTGCAAGAGACCTCTTCATAGCATTGCCTTCTTTCCGTGCCCGATTCGGGCACAATTTTTTATATTTTCCCGCAAGTTAGCAGGAAGTTAACGATTTTTCTGCCTTTTTCGACAACATCTTGCCGAAAAAGGTGCTATGGTAAAAATACACGCAGGTGCTCCGGAGGTGTCAGCTCGCCTGCGCAGGCCCCGTCGTCAGTTGCAGGGGCGGCGGGGCCGCTTTACAATGGAATATCTGGCCGGTCTAAAATACGAGTAAAGAGAGGTACATAGACATGTCAGATCAGCACAGCGCGCCGCAGGACTTGACCGAGTTACACCAACGCCTCATCGAAAAATACCGGCGGCTTACGCCGGAAAACCGTGGGCGTCTCATGGCCTATCTTGAGACGATAGCAGCAGGTCCAGATATTCCTCCAGCTTTTCCCGATTCCGCGCGCTGAGCGCGTCATACCCCGCCAGCAGCCTGTCCTCCTCCGAGGGCGGGCTGCTTTTCTGCGCCTCGCCGAGCAGGTCGGACGTGGTCACGCCGAGATACTGCGCAAGCAGCTGCACCTTTGCGACGGACGGAACAATCCCCTGCGCGACTTGGCTCATCAAGCTCTTGCCTGCACCACTTTCTCGGCAGGCAACCGTAGGGGCAACGCCTTTTATCGCACAGTATTTTTTTACATTTTGCACAAAGACGTTTGCGTCCATTCGGGCAACTCCTAATCCAATATTTGAGATTTTGCACAAAGTTTCAAAAATGAGATATTACGGTATTGACAATCCAAAATATTGGATTTAAGATAGGCGCACAAGGTTAAAGCGAGACTTTAACCGAGCGAAAGGAGACAGAAACATGAACGAATTTGAGTTTCTGCGTGATGCAGCCGATCGCGGCGGGCTTTATCCGGCGTTTGCCGGTATGGTCCAGACCGTCGTCAGCGCACAGGAGATGTCGGACGTCGCAAAGGTCAAGCGGCTCCGCGAGCTCAGCACCGCGCTGAATCAGGTCATTGACGCGCAGTATACATCGTGCGAAAGGAGCGGGGAACATGAAAGAGTTTGAGATCAGCATTAAGTCCGCGCCCCACGGCTCGGTCGTCACCGTGCAGGGGAGCACGCCGACCATCGTTGTCCAGTTTGGCATCCTTGCAAACTCCATCAGCGAGAGGTGCGGCATCCCGCGCGAGCTGCTGATGATGGCGGTCATGAAGGGTGCGGAAATGGAGCGTCAGATCGTGTCCGGCAGCGTCTGCGTCGATCAGGGCGCGATCGACCGCGCACGCGGCGAGAAAGATTAAAGTTACGCTTTAACTTATACCACACATTTTTGACGAAATCAATAGAAAGGGTGTGAAGAATTGACGAGATTCCGAATCCGCGCACTGCGCGAGGCGCGCGGCATGACGCGCTACGAGCTGGCGCAGGCGGCGGCGGTCAGCTATCAGGCCATCGCCCAATGGGAGAGCGGTGCGGTCATGCCGACAGCGGACAAGCTGCCGACCATCGCCGCGCTGCTGGAGTGTGAGGTCAACGACCTCTACGACGACGAGACGCTTCGCGCCGCGAGCGAGGCGGCGAGGGCCGCGGTGGCGGCCAAGGGCGCGGCAGACGCGAGAGCGCTGGCCGCAGGAAAGTGAGGAGGGCGTTATGCCAAGGGAAAAGGAGACCTACCGCGCGGTTCTGGCGGACCTTTTGGAGTATACCGGAAACCGCCGCTTGCTGACGGCAAAGGACGTCGGGGGCTACCTCGGCATCGACCCGCGCACCGCCGCGCAGCGCTACTGCATCGACCGCCGCGGGATCGTGGCCCCGGTGCTGGCATCCATGCTGGCCCGCTAAATCGACACTACCACAAAGGAGGAATGAGAACAATGGCAGAGTTATACCCGAATATCTACCAAAGGGGTAGAAAAACGACACTTTTGACGCAGGAGGAGGCGGCGGAGCGGTTGCACATCTCGCCCGAAACGCTCAAGCGCTACGAGGGCGGACGGCTCACACCGCCGGACGAGACCGTGGCGCGGATGTGCGAGGTCTACGGCGTGCGCTGGCTGGCGCTGGAGCACGCGAAGGCGACCGACCGGCTCGGTATTCTGCCGGAGCTGGAGCCAAAGCCCCTGCCGATGGCGACCATCTCGCTGACCAACCGCCTGCGCGACGCAGCGGATCGGCTGGCCGGATTGCTCCGCATCGCCGAGGACGGCGTGATCGACGACGCGGAGCGCCCGGAGTTTGACAACATTGTGCAGGACCTGCGCGAGACCATCGCCGCGGCCTATCAAGTGATCTACGCTGACGGCGCAAAAAAAGAACGCCCCGACGGTGGCACGTCGAAGCGTTCGGTGTCTCAGAGGTTCAACTCTGAAAACGATTGCAAGAACAGTATAGCATACTCACGCGAAAATGCAAGCCCCGTTTTGGCAAAGGGGGTGTATGCACGATGAGCGGATGGGCGATTTTCTTTACATTCGTCGGCGTGAGTGTGACGGTGACGAAGTTTGTGGACTTCATAGAAGTCATTGGAGGAGATGCACATGGCAGAAGAAAAAGACACACGGCCATGCGATGACATGAGCGAGAGCCGGATCAAGTCCGGCCGGAAGCAGCGCTTCACGGTGCTCTACAAGAGCGCCATTGAGGACAAGCGCCTGCCGCTGGACGCGCGCGGACTGCTTGCCATTATGGTCGGCCTGCCGGACGGGTGGCAATACTCCGTCAAGGGCCTCGCGGCCTATGTGGGCGTGAGCAAGGACACCATCCGCAGGCTGCTTGAAAAGCTGGAAAAAGTGGGGTACTTAACCCGCGAGCAGACACACGACGAGAACGGTCATTTTGCAGGTAATGTCTATGTTTTGCAGGACGAAGCGCCACCGTTGTCGGAAAACACCGACAACGGTGAAACCCGACAACGGGAAAAACCGTCATCGGGTTTTCCGACCCAAATAAATACTAAAAGGACCAAAGACAGAAAGAATCAAACCCCTATAACCCCCGCGGAGGTCGAAGAGGTCGTAGAGAAATACTGCGGCGAGGACGACGAGCTGCGCGAGGCGATCATGGGGCTGCTGGAGAACCGGGCAAAGCTGAACCGGCAGAAGACCGTGAAGACCGAACGCGCCATGAACGGTATCCTGCGAAAGCTGGACGAGCTGTCGGGCGGCAGACGTGAGCTGAAGCTCGCGCTGCTGGAAAAGGCGATCAGCATGAATTGGCTGACCGTCTACGAGCTCAAGCCGGACGAAATGCCTGCGGTCAGGACGGAAGGCAGCGCGGCGCTGCCGCTCGGCTGGGGGGTGTGAGCATGGCGCAGGAGACAAAGGCGCGGCCGGGGCTGGAGGCCGAGACTGCGGTCATCGGCGCGATGGTCGCCGCGCCGGAGATCGTCAAGGACGTGCTGTTTGCCGTCCGCGAGCAGGACTTCCGCATCGAGATCAACCGGCAGATCTTCCGCGCGGCCCGCGACCTGTATCTACGGGCAAAGCCGGTGACGCCGGTGACGATCCGCGACAAGGTCGGCAAGGAGTCGAGCGAGTATCTCGCGCAGCTGCTTGAGATCACGACGACCAGCGCCAACTGGCGCGAGTATGCCGCCATCATGGCCGAGCAGGCCAGCATGCGGCGCATGCAGGAGCTTGCGATGCAGCTGGCCGCAGCCGGCACAGCGCAGGAGTGCCGCGAGCTGGCGGCGAAGCTCCAGCAGGAGCAGAGCGGCGGGCGGCAGATCACGGCCTACACGATGGAGGACATGATACAGGACTTCGCGGCGCGGCAGACGGCCAAAGATCCGGTGCGGTACGTCCGATACGGCCTCGCCGAGGTGGACGCCGGTACATACACGCAGCCGGGCGACGTGGTCATCATCGGCGGGTACCCCAGCGACGGCAAGACGGCGCTGGCACTGCAAATGGCAATGCGGATGGCGCGGGAGTGGCGCGTGGGGTTCTTCTCGCTGGAAACCGACCGGCGCAAGGTGACTGACCGTGTGGTTGCGGCGCTGAACGACATCAGCTTTACGGCCATCAAGCGGCGCGAGCTGACAGACAAGGACTGGGAGCGGTTTGCGGCCAAAAGCGCCGCGGCATCCGCACTCAAGTTTACGTTGATCGAGGCAGCCGGGTGGAGCGTCAGCGACATCACGAGCGCTGCCGAGGCCTATGACTTCGACGTGGTTGTCATCGACTACGTGCAGCTGATCCGGCCAAGCTCGACGCGCATCATGCGCAGTGAGCAGGTGGCGGAGATCTCCCGCGAGCTGCACGCCTTCGCCCAGAGCCGGAAAAAGCTTGTGATCGAACTGGCGCAGCTGACGCGCGAAGATCGCGTTGCGGTACCCAAAAAGGGCAAGCCGCAGCAAAACGAGCCGCGCATGAGCGACCTGAAGGAATCCGGCCAGCTGGAGCAGGACGCGGACATGATCTTCATGATCTACCGGCCTGTCGAGGGCGGGGATTATAACCCCACAACGTCCCGATTTCTGCGGATCGTCAAAAACAAAGAGGGCCTGCTGCTGCGGACGCTGCTCTGGTTCGACGGCGACAAGCAGACCTTTACGCCGATGACGATGGAGACGGCGCGGGAGCGCGAGGAAGACAAGAAACTCGTCGAGCGGAATGCTCGCAATGAGCGCATGAGCGGCGCAAAGCGCCGATAGAGAAAGGAGAGACATCATGCCGTATATTGGACAGCCGATCGCCTGGACGCCCTGCGCGTACTGCAATCTGGACGGCAAAGAGGACCCCAAGAGCACGAGAGCGCGGAATAAAGTGCGCGGCAGGATCGTGTGGATCAACGACGAACACCACTTTTTTCTGGTGGAGGCGCAGGTCTTCGGGTACACGATGCGCGAGTGCTTCAAACTTTGAGGGCGGCGCATGAGAAAGAAAGTCAACAGCAAGTGCTACATGTGCGAGCGCCGTCATCCGGCGTGTCAGGACAAATGCCCTGATTATCTCGCGTGGAAAGCGAACCTTGACGCGACAAATGCGAAGATCAAGGACGAGAAAAAGAAATTTGAGGATATAGGCAGCTACCAGTACGAGACTGCAAAGCAGCTGCGCAAATCGAAATAACAGGAGGACAACATGAAAACGATTGCGATCATGAACTACAAGGGCGGCGTCGGCAAGACGGTCACGACGATCAACTTCGCGGCCGAGCTCGCGGCCGCGGGCAAGCGCGTCATTGTGATGGATGCAGACGGCCAGTGCAATCTGAGCGATATTTTCCGCGCAGACACGCTCCACGGCGGCACGACCTACGAGGTGCTGACAGGCGAGACCGGCTGCTGGGATGAGCTGGTGCAGGACACGCCTGTCGAGGGCGTGAAAATCGTTCCGGCCAGCGCGGAGCTGCCGAAGGCGGACATTGCTGCCCTAACCGGCGAGCGGCTGGCAAAAAACGGTATCCGTGATTTTTGCCTTGCTGTGGCAGAGGATGAGGACGCAGACTATATCCTCATCGACTGCCCGACCGCCTACAATGCGGCCACGGTGGCGGCGCTGGGCGCTGCAGATGAGATCATCATTCCCGTCGAGCTGGAGGGTTTCTCACTTCATGGCGCGGGCGAGATCCGCAGTCAGGTCGCTAACATGCGCACGGTCAATCCGCGGCTGCGCATCGCGGGCGCGCTGATCACCAAGCGGCGCGGCACGCGCATCCAGGAGGCCGCAGAGCAGGTCTTGCGCGTGAGCGGTATTCCGGCGTTCGAGGCGGCAATCCCGCTGCGGGCTTCCGTGCCGGCAAGCATGTCCAACCTCAACGCGAGCAAGACGCTGAGAGGATACGCGCCCAAGGATGCCGCGACCAAGGCGTATCACGATTTCACGCGGGAGTATCTGAGCAAGGGAGGCGCGGTCAATGGCTAAGGGCAAGTTTGACATGAGCGAGTTTCTAAAACCCGCAGCGGTGTCCAATCAGGACACCGGACGCGAGCAGATCGTTTATCTCCCGCTCGACCAGCTGAGAGCCGACGAAAACAATTTTTACTCGCTGGACGGCATTGATGAGCTGGCAGCGAACATTGAGCTCATCGGCTTACAGCAGCCGATCCGCGTGCGTAAAGACGGCGACGGGTACATCATCGTGAGCGGGCATCGTCGCAGCGCCGCGCTGCGCCTGCTGGTTGAGGAGGGGCAGAAACGATTTGCTGAGGCTCCATGCATCATTGAGCTCGACGATGGTGAGAGCCCAGCCATGCGCGAGCTGCGCCTGATCTGCGCAAACAGTGATACGCGCAAGATGTCCAGCGCCGACATCTCCAAGCAGCTCAGCCGCATGAAGGAGCTGATCTACCAGCTGAGCGAGGAGGGCTATGAGTTTAAGGGCAAGATCCGAGACTTTGCCGCCGAGGCTATCGGTATCAGCAAGACCAAAGCCGCCCGCCTCCAGTTTATCGACTCGCATCTTAATCCGGAGTTTGTCTATCTGTGGGAGAAGGAGAAGATCAACGAGTCCGCTGCGTATGAGCTGGCCCATTTTGCCCCGAGCGTCCAGAAGCGCCTTGCGAAGATCTACAAGGGTGGAAAAAACTTGCCGCAGGCTGAAAAGCTGAAAAGATTGTGCGAGATCTTCGCAGATGGGGCGACCTACGAACCGACAATGACGTGTCCGGGCGGCAAGCCCTGTACGCATGGCGACGCTGCCTTGCGGCACGATGCGAGCGCCAGCGCGTGGGAAAGAACATGCAAAGGTGAAAAGTGCTGTCTTGAATGCGACATGGCAACAAGAAATTGGAGCCCGTGCGACAGGATGTGTGCCGCGGCACAAAAGCACCGCAGTGAGAAGGATGCCAAAGAAAAAGAAAAGCAGCAGAGAGAAACTGAAAAAGAACTAAAGAAGAACTACGCCAAATTGCAGGATACCTGCGCACGCATGGTTCGCGCGGCTGACGCTGCCGGCCTTGACGATAAGGTCAAGGCATTTGATGGGTATACGGGCGGTGACGGACATACGATCGGCTTGCTGCGCCGCTATGCGCGAGGAGAGTTCAAGCCAGACGAACATATATATTTTTATGACTTTGAACTGGAAAAATGCCCGACGATTGGCAAGTGCGCGAAAGTGCTGCATTGCACGACAGATTATCTGCTCGGCCTGACAGAGGAGCTTGCGCCGCCCGAGGCGGCGAGCTCGCCGGAATGGTTGCCGCTGGATGCAGAGCACTGGCCGGAGGAAGGCGCGTTGGTCGTGCTGAGCTATCCGACAGGGCTGGGCGGCAGCGCTTACTTGACGGCGCGGTGCTGCGGGGGCGTGAGCGACCAGTACCCGTTTATTTCAACCGACGCGGGGATCTCGGTACAGGATATTGTCGAGTGCAAGTGCGACAGCTGGCTGCTGATCAGCGAGAGACAGAGAGGAGAAAAATGAAGCGATCCGGATATTTGCAGCAGAGAGACGGGAGAACGCAAGTGCTGCTGGACATGATGCAGCGAACGATGAAGCAGTACATGCTGGATACGCTGCTGATCACGATGCACGAGGACTTTGGCTGGGGCTATGACCGCTTCAGCCGCCTCGCGGAAAAGTGGGGCGAGACGTATGACGTCTATTTCCCGGCGATGCAGAGCACTGAGGAGTCAGACGTCTATCAGGAGAAACTTGACAGGGCAACGCGCAGCTATATCGGGGACAACCAGTTTTACCCGTTTGCAGAGCGCTACCCGGAGATCAAACAGTTAGGCTATGGGCCGAGGAGGACGAAATGAAAACAGAAGAGATTTTGACCGCGCTGCGGCGCTTAAAGGTGGAAACGGGCTCGCTGGTCTGCATGGGCTGCGGACGCGAACACGACTGCGGCGTCCGCGGCTGCCGAATCATGCGGGAGGCCGCGGAGCTGATCGAGAAGCTGACTGACCGCTGCGCACGCTACGCCGAGGAGATCGCGGTGCTGCAGGAGCGGGAAAAGTGGGTGCCGGTGACGGAGCGGCTGCCGGAGATCTCTAACTCGTGGGGGGTATCGGATGTTGTCTTGTGCATCATTAGCGATCCTTCCGGATACCCACCGCCGAATCCGGGATTGTGTGTATATTTGGAGGACGGAAGATGGACGTGCCACGGGCGGATTGTGCGGATTACGCATTGGATGCCGCTGCCGGATGGGCCGGAGGTGGAGTAATGGAACGACTGACAAATAAACGTGAAGCTGACGCGCAACGAGAAAAGTACGAGCGCCGCCTTGCAAACGGGTATCCGCGGAATATCCCAGAGGAACGGTTTCTGCGCCTCGCCGCCTACGAGGACACGGGTCTGACGCCGGAACGCTGTGCCGAATTTGCGCGAGCAGACGCGGAAGGACGGTACATCGTAATGCGTGATGCGGAGCAGGAGGGTGTTGCCCGCCTGCGCGAGCTGGCCGAGGCCGACAAGGACGGGCGGTTGGTGGTGCTGCCAGAAGGGCCGGAGGTGGAATGATGAGAAATGAAAGCCCATGTGATGTCTGCCTGTGTGACTACTGCAGGTGGCGCGGGACAGATAACTGCCTGCGCTGTGAGAATGGCTCTTGCCTTAAATGCGGAGATCTTCGCAGGCAAAAAAAGCCGATCTATGAGTGCAGCGGATACTGCGCGAGAGGGGCGCGTCTATGATTGGCACGGGTTTCATCATCACCCACGAGGAAGCGGAGGAAATATTGGAGGCGATGAAGAATGAGTAAGGCTGTTATGCTGAGTATCCGCCCGAAGTGGGTGGAGAAGATCGCCAGCGGCGAAAAGACCATTGAGGTGCGTAAGACTCGGCCAAAGCTGAAAACGCCGTTTAAGGCCTATCTGTACGTGACGGCGGGGAATCTGTCTTACAGATGCCCTAATGGGATGATCTGCCATTGTAACGGAGGGCGAGCGGTCATTGGGGAGTTTGTCTGCAACAAGGTGGACTGGATTACTCAGATCGGTTTTTCCGGCTCCCCCGTCCCGTCAAGGTATAGCATTTGCAGCCACAGCAATATGAGTGTCTTACCCATCAACGATTTGCTCTATGCAGCCCGCCTGACATATCCGGAGCTGGTGGACTATCTTGCTGGCGGCGAGGGCTACGGCTGGCATATCTCCGGCCTGCGCATCTACGACGCGCCGCGCAAACTGAGCGAGTTTACCGGTTTACGCGATACGAGGTTCGGCGCAGCCCCGTATGGCATCAAGCGCGCGCCGCAGAGTTGGTGCTATGTGGAGGCGATGGAGGAAGAAGAAACGAAATGAGATTCTTGGTGACGCTGGCGCTGGACGCGCCGGACGACGCGGATCCGCAGGGAATCAAGGAAAAAGTGGCGATGGACTTTGAGAGATACGGCGGCGTGCGCGTGGTTAAGGTCGAGCGCGTGGAAGAGTATCAACAAATGACGATGGAGGTGCACAATGGCAATTAACGTAAAGAAGTACACCAAAGACCAGATGGCGAAGATGGTGGAGGACGCGCAGGAGAAGACTGCGGCGCTTGAAGCAGAGATCATCGAGCTGAAAAACTGTATCGACGAGAAGAATGATCTGATTGCCGAATATGCGAACCTAAAGGCGACGATGCAGCGAAAGAATGTCGCTTTGACCGAGCGTCTTGACCAGATGAACGGCGAGGCCATCAACAAGGCAAACGAGATCGCAAATCTGAAAGCGGACGCGGATGCGCTGCGGAACAAGCTCGCCGATACTGATGCGGCGCTGGGGATGGCGAATGCAGAAGCCGATCGGAATGCGTCTGCGCTCAAACGGCTGCATATAGAACTCTGCAATGCCGCGCAGCGCGCAAACTACGCAGAGTGGCATCCATGGCTCAACTTGTGGGCGTGGGTGAAAAGAGAGCTGGGGTACGCCAAATGAAAAGGAAACGTATGATCAAGCTGCTGATGAGCCTTGGCTGCGATAGGAATGTTGCAGCACGGGCTGCGACGTTGGCAAATGGCAATTTGCCGCATGCGGTGTTGTATTACGATCTGCTTGAGGAGTTTATCCGTACATACTATGAGCATCTGGATAAGACCGTTGTTGAGGGCGACATGACCGGTGAGGTCGCCGGGATGGTCGGGAGCGTGTATGGCTGAGCTGTTCTACTGCGTGCGCCAGCGTGCGGGGAATCTGGTCAAGGAGTACCGCGGGACGATTCCGCCGCGCTATGCGCCCTCCGACACCGACGAGGACCGGCGCGCCAAGGCCGACCTCAAGGCGCAGCGGCGCACGGTGCTCAACCGCGACTCCACCGACCGGCTCGAGCTGATGATCGCGCTCATGGGCAAGTACGCCACGCACTACATTCTGGAGTTTGACAACGAGCATCTGCCGGAGCGCTTTGCCGACGTGCGCAAGGCGCTGCGGGCCTTCCTGCGGCGCGTGGAGCGCTATCGAGGCGAGGGCGGGCTTGACTACATCCCGGCCATTGAGGGCCTGCACGGGGCGCACAGGTATCACATCCACCTCGTCGCGGACTACCGGCAGCTCTCGCCGGCGGAGGTGCGAGTCCTGTGGCAGTGCGGCGAGGTGACGGATTGGCCAGTATTTAAGCGGCACGGCAAGGCGCTCGGCTACCGCTACCTTGCGCGCTATCTCACCAAAGAGCGCAGCGACGGGATCATCATTCCGGTGGGGCGGCATCCTTGGAGCTGCTCGCGCAGTCTGCGCGCGAAGCTGCCGCCGCCGGAGGTGTGGCTCGACGAGAGCGATGCGATTACGATACCGTTCGACGCGATGCTCCCACAGGTGCGGACCGGCGGAAGTCAATTTGGCAGCTACCGGGTGGCGAGCTGGATCGAGACGTAAGGAATCGCGTGCGCGCGTGCGCGCGACATTACTTGTAACCTATTGGCTTTTTAGTGACAAACGCAGAAAAGAGGGTGAAAAGTATTGCAAAACAGTGCAAAGACTGCTAAACTGGACACAAAGAACGGATTGATTGTCTGCCCGAACTGCGGGCGGCTCACATCGCAGGCCGTTCGGCCGGACACAGAGGCGCGAAACTTAGTCCTCTGGTGCCGGAGATGCAAAGCATCGAACATCGTGGATATCGAACATGGCGCGTGCTCGCTTAGTAGCCACTGCTGACAAACCCGGATCTCGGGGTGTGTCGGCGGTGGCTTTTGTTTTTGCCCGGAGGTGATAGCCCGATGGCCTTAAAGCCGCTCCGACCCTGCCGGCATCCCGGCTGCTGCGTGCTGGTGAGCGATGGATACTGCGACGCCCACCGGCCGCGCGGCGACCGGCGCAGTGAGGAAGCGCAGTCATGGCGCTGGATGTACCAGACCGACGAGTGGAAGCTCGACCTGCGGCCGGCGCAGCTCCTGCGCGAGCCGTTCTGCCGCGAGTGCGCAAGGCATGGGCGAAGAGTTAGGGCGACAGACGTTGACCACGTTGTCGACCACAAGGGTGACTGGGAAAAGTTCTGCGATAGAAGCAACTTGGAAAGCCTGTGCCACAGTTGCCATAGCCGAAAAACGGCAAGAGAAATGTATGAGAATCGCAGCAAATCAAAGCGCCGCGGCGCTGCGGCGCGGCAGTAGGCTCGGGCGCTCGGGCGCGTCGCGAGAGCGTCGCGCGGGGCTTCCTTGCAGAGCCCTCCCCGGGGTCAGAAAGTTTGGGCGCTGCCCATGGAAACCGCTGGCCCTCCCTCGCGAGAGAATTTTTCCCCACGGGAAATTTCGGACGGTGGGCCAGATGCGCAGGATCAACAAAACAACGTCCGGTGCGGTCCCCGGCTCTTGAAGCCGGCCATGGCCTTCACGGTTCTGTCCCCCGCGCTCTCGCTCGTCGAGAGCCGGGGACTGCATCGGAGATATCGACAGGAGGCAAGGCATGGGAAAGAAGCAGACAGCAGGGCAGACGCCAGTGCGCGTGGCGGTCAAGGACCTGCCGACAATACGCATCGACGAGCTGATCCCTTACGAAAACAACGCGAAGATCCACGGGCCAGAGCAGATCAAGCAGCTGCGGCGCAGCTTGCGCGAGTTTGGGTTTGTCTCTCCGGTGCTGATCGACGAGAACAAGAACCTGATCGCCGGACATGGACGCGTCGAGGCAGCGCGGGCCGAGGGTATGACCGAGGTCCCGTATGTGACGGTGAGCGACCTGACCGAGGCGCAGCGGCGCGCCTACATCATCGCGGACAACCGACTTGCTGAGACGAGCGAGTGGGACGCGGCGCGGCTCAAGTTTGAGATGGAAGAGCTAAGCAGCCTTTCTTTCGACACCGCGCTGACCGGCTTTACAATGGACGAGATCGAGACGATCCATGTCAGCGCCCACGAGTGGACGAAACCAACGGCAGAAGGAAACAACTTTTGGGGAGATGTCGAGAGCGAAAGCAGCGAGGATTATGCGAAATTTGTGGATAAATTTAAGCCGAAACTCACCACCGACGACTGCTACACGCCGCAGAACATCTACGAGGTGATTCGCGACTGGGCTTTGGCGCACTACGGCTTGCAGGGCGCGCCGGTGATTCGGCCATTTTACCCCGGAGGCGACTATGAGCACGAGACCTACCCGGACGGCTGCGTGGTGATCGACAACCCGCCATTTTCTATTCTTTCGCAGATTTGCAGATTCTTTGATGAGCATGGCATTCGCTACTTTTTGTTTGCTCCAACGCTGACGCTGTTTTCCACAAATGCGGGAAAATCAAACTACGTGCCCGTTTCGGCCGCAGTTACGTACGAAAACGGTGCTCGCGTCAATACGTCCTTTGTCACAAATCTGGGGGGGTGGCGTGTGGAGATCTCAGGGGAGTTGTTTTCTTTGATAGATGAAGCTGACAAGCGCAACCGGGGCGAGTCCCGCATTGAGCTCCCTGGGTACATTTACCCGCTTAACGTTTTATGTATTCAGGATTTTGACCTTGCGAAGCATGGCCAGTCATTGTGTTTTTCCGATGAGGATCTTCAATTTACACGAGCTCTGGATGCACAAAAGGAAAAAGGCAAGGCCATTTTTGGCAGCGGCTTCTTGCTGTCAGAGGCGGCGGCTGCTAAGAAATCCAAAGCAGAAGAAGCCGCGTTGGAAGTCATGAGTGCACGTTTGGCCGCCATTTCTGAATCTCAGCAAAACTCCCGCATGTCAGCGGATGGAAAAATCATTTGGCCATTATCTGACCGCGAAAAGGCGCTTGTAAAAAGCCTTGGAAAGCACGGCGGTGCCGTATGACGGTGCAGGAGGCTGAGCGGATCATGGCCGCGACGGCAAGCCCGTATCTCAAACGGGATATGGAGAAATTTATCCGTCGGCAGCGCAGAAAGGAGCGCGGAGATGGCAGGAGCAAGACAACCGACCGATCTGGTCGTAATGAACGGGCGCAAGCATATGACGCGCGCCGAGGAGGACGCGCGGCGCGACCGTGAGGTGGTGGTGCCTGCACCGCAGCGGGCGAAGCCGCCCAAATGGCTGCCCAAGGAGCTGCATCGCGAGTTTCGCGCGCTTGGCAAGCAGCTTATCGACGTGGGGCTCTACACCGACCTTGACGCGGACAACCTCGGGCGCTATCTGGTCGCCCACCACGAGTATATCAGCGCGACGGCGGAGGTGCAGCGGGCCTTGACCCAGGCGCCGGGCCACGCGCGCGACTTAGAGGCGGCGGATGGCTGGGGCCGCATTCAGGAGCGCTACTTCAAGCAGGCGCGCAACTGCGCAAACGACATGGGACTAACGGTCTCAAGCCGCTGCCGGCTGGTGCTGCCGAGCAATTTGCCTGCGGCGGCGTTCACGCCGGAGAGCGGCGCGGACGAGTTTACCATTCGCCTGCGGCAGCGGCAGGCGGACGCGCTGGCGCGGAGCCTGTAGCATGGCATACGTTTTCGACCGCGAGGCGGGGCAGTTTGTGTGCGACTTCGTCGAGCGCCTGCCGACGACCAACACGGGCAAGCCCTTCTGCCTTTACGACTGGCAGCGCGAGGCGCTGATGGAATTTTACGGCACGATGGACGTGCCCGATTCGGGCACGGATGAGGGCGCAGAGCGGCTGCGCCGGTACTGGTACCTCTACCTAGAGATCCCGAAGAAGAACGGCAAGAGCGAGCTGGCTGCGGCGCTGGCCCTCTATCACCTCTTTGCGGACGGCGAGCTGAACGCGGAGGTCTACGTTTGTGCGGCGGATAAGGAGAACGCCTCCATTGTCTTCAACGCCGCGGTCTTTATGGCGACGAGTGCGCCGTGGACGGCGAAGATGATCGCTCAGGGCGAGCTGCGGCCCATCGAAAGCCGCAAGCGAATCGAGTACCGCAAGCGCGTGAAGACCGGCAACGGCGGGTACAAGTGGATCACGGTCGGCATTCTGCAAGTCCTCTCCGCCGAGGCGTACAGCAAGCACGGCTACAAGCCGAGCTGCGTCATCTTTGACGAGTTGCACGCGCAGCCCAACCGCGAGCTGTGGGACGTTATGACCGGCGCGGCGGGCGCGAGCCGACGGCAGCCAGCATGGATCGTGCTAACGACCGCGGGCGACGACCCCGACCGCAGCTCCATCGGCTGGGAGATCCACGAGAAAGCAGTGGGCATTCGCGACGCGCGGCAGCTGCGGCGCATCCGAAGCGATGGCGGCGACATTCGCTCGGTCCTCTCCCTCCGGCATGTCGGGGACGAGGACCTTGCGGACGCGGAGGCTGAGCTGCTCGGCCGTGATGAGGAAAACTGGCTGCCGATCCTCTACGGCCTGACGGCGCTGTTCGGCGATGATCCGGACGACTTGGAAAAGCTTGACATCTGGGACGAGAGCCTGTGGTATCTCTGCAACCCCTCGCTCGGCAAGCATCTGAGCCTGCGCAACATCCGCATGGAGGCGGCGAGCGCAAAGCGCAGCGAAGCCGAGGAGCGCGTATTCCGATGGCTGCGGCTCAACCAATGGATCACGACGAAGTCGGTCGGCTGGATCTCGCTCAACCTCTATGACAAGACGCAATGGGGGCCGAGCAAAAAGCGCGAGCGCGAGGAATGGCTGCGGCAGCTGGACGGGAAGCTCTGCTACGGCGGCGTGGATCTTTCCACGAGCCGCGACCTGACGGCCTTTGTTTTGCTCTTTCCGCCCCAGCCGGGGCTGGACGCGGCGGTGCTGCTGCCCTATGGCATCTGGCGGCCCGAGGCGACGGTGGACGAGGCGGGAAAGCGCGACCACGTCCCATACCGGGACTGGGCGCGTGCAGGCTTCCTCGACCTCTGCCCCGGCGAGGTCATCGACTACAACGCGGTGGAGGAGCGCATCCGCGAGGCGCGGGAGCGCTACGACCTAAAGATGGTGGGCTTTGACCCGTATCTGAGCCGGACCATCACGCAGCGGCTCGCGCCGATCGTGCCGATCATCGAGATCCCGCAGGACCTCAAGAACATGAGTCCGGCGATGAAGGAGACGGACGACATGATGCAGCGCCACACGCTGCTGCACGTGCACAACACCTGCTTCCGCTGGACCTTCGGCAACGTCCGCTGCCATGCGGACGGCAACGGCAACATCAAGCCGCTCAAGAACAAATCAACGGGGCGCATCGACCCGGCGGTCGCGAGCATCATCGTGATGGCGGTGTGGATGGTTGCCAGGAATCAGAAGCCCGATCTTGCCGCGGCGGTGGCACGGGCGGACTTCACGCTGTGAGGAGGAAGGCTGTGGAAAAGCTGCAAGACGCCGCGCTGCTGCTCGGCGTGCTGCTCATTACGGCAGGCGCGGGGATGATCTATATCCCGGCCGGCTTTATCGTGGGCGGCATTCTTCTGATCGCAATGGCCGTCATTGACGGCTTTGACGATAGTGCAAACGACGAAGGGAGTGATGGTCAAGCATGAGCATTATCAAGGGCCTGCGCGCGGCGACCGCACGCTCGCCCACTGTGAGCAAAACCGTAACGGTCGGCAGCCTGACGGCTTCCGGCGGTCTGGCCATTGGCGAAGACCCGCAGAGCGCGGCGCGCAAGCTTAGCGCGGTCGACCGCTGCATTGAGATCCTTAGCGACAGCATCGCGAAGCTGCCGAATTATGTGATCGACACGAGGACGCGCGAGCGCACGGACCACGAGCTGCTGCGGCTGCTGAACATCCGGCCGAACGAGGCCATGACCCCATTCATCCGTAAAAAGGTGCTGGAGACGAGCCGCCTGGAGGGCGGCAACGGCTACGACTGGATCGTGCGCGACGAGCGCACGGGCAAGCCGGTGGAGCTGATCCCGGTGCCGTGGTATTTGGTGCAGCCCTGGCACGACATGGCGGGGCGCGTGTGGTACGACGTGACGCATCCGTTCTCCGGCGAGGTGATGCGGCTGCCAAACGAGGACGTCTGCCACTACAAGAACGCCACGCGCAACGGACTGCTCGGTCTCGGCACGGTGACGCGCGCCGGCGAGGTGATCGCCGCGGCGCGGGCCGCGCAGGAGTATGAGCTGAGCTACTACGCCAACGGCGGGCAGCCGGGCGGCGTGCTGGAGACCGACACCGACCTCGGCGGCTATGTCACCGACGAAAAGGGCAGTCCGGTCAAGGCGGCGGACGGCTCGCTCGTGACCAAAAAGGACCGGCTGCGCGCCGAGTGGGAGCGCGTCCACATGGGGCCGAGCAAGGCGCACCGGACGGCGATCCTCGACCTCGGTCTCAAGTACACGAGCATCGCGGGGACGAACCGCGACGCGCAGTTTGTGGAAAACAAGCAGCTGTCGATCACGGACATCGCGCGCTACTTCGGCGTGCCGCTCTACAAGCTCAATGAGGGCAAGCAGGCCTACGGAAGCAACGAGCAGAACGCGATCGAGTATGTCGTCGGCACGCTGCACCCCATCGTGACCCAGTACGAGGAGGAGCAAAGCTATAAGCTGCTGACCGACAGCGAGCTGGCCGCGGGGCTGGAGCTGCGCATCAACATGATGGCGGAGCTCAAGGGCGACACGGCGAGCCGAGCCAACTGGTACCGCGTGATGAGCGAGCTGAGTGTCTTCAGCCCCGACGATATTGCGGCGCTGGAGGATCTGCCGAACGTGCCGGGCGGCAACCGCAGGCGCGCGAGCCTGAACTATGTGCCGCTTGACCTGTGGCCGGAGCTGAGTGCGCAGAGAAACGGCGGCGCGGCCGCCGGAGAGGAGTAAACCGCATGGATATGATCTTTAAGGCGGCACGGATCGAAAAGGCCGCCGTGGGCGAGCGGGAGCTTGCCCTCATCAACGCACAGGCGCTGCGCGAGCTGAGTGCCGAGGAGGTGTTCACCTTCCGTCTGGCCGCCTGCGACAACCAGATCGACCGCGACTGCGAGCGCTTTACCGAGGCAACGCTTGAGCAGCTGAGCAAGCTCTATATCGGCAAGCCCGTGCTGCGCGACCACAAGTGGAGCGCGGAAACGCAGACCGCGCGCGTGTACGACGCACAGGTGGCGGACGAGGGCGAGGTCAAGCGTCTGGTGCTCAGCTGCTACATGGTCCGCACGGCAAGCACCGCGGACACCATCGCCGCCATCGAGGGCGGCATCCTGCGCGAGTGCAGCGTAGGCTGCGCGGTAGAGCACGTCAACTGCTCGATCTGCGGCGCGGACCAGCGCAAGACGCTGTGCGAGCACTGGCCGGGCCGAGAGTACGACGGACAGCTCTGCCACTTCGAGCTGGACGGCGCAGCGGACGCCTACGAGGTGAGCCTCGTCGCCGTGCCCGCACAGCCGGAGGCCGGTACCGTCAAGGCCAAGCGCTACGGCGGAGCCGAGATGCCGGAACCTTCTGCGCCTGAGGGCGCGGACAATGATGAGCACTGGGCGGACGAAGCCGCCTTGGAGCTTGAAAAAATGAGATTTTAAGGAGGCACACAATGCGCAGAAAGTACAACGACCTGCTGGCGAAGCGCGCCGGCATGCTGACCGAGGCCGAGAGCCTGCTCAAGGAGGGCAAGCGCGAGGACTACAAGGCAAAGATGACGGAGATCGGCAACATCAACACGGAGATCACCGAGGTCAAGGCCCTGATCGACGAGCAGGACCGCCAGTTCATGCAGAAACAAGAGACGCCGGGCGAGGCCAGGGACAAGGCACTGGAGCGCGCGGAGATCCTGCGCAAGGGCGGCGAGGTCAAGTTCTCCGCCAATGAGGTCCGCAAAGCGATCACGCTGGCGACCACCACGCTCGCCGAGCCCACCGGCGTGGGCCGCGACATCCGCGGCGGCGACGCGCCCCTCAGCGCAATCATCGACCAGGTCAGCGTGGTCAACCTCTCCGGCATGGGCGAGTATCAGGAGCCCTATGTCATCACCGAGCTGGACGCGAAGGTCGGCACGGTGGCGTCCACCGCCGGCAAGGCCCGCACGGCGAGCACCGACCCCACCTTCGGCGTGGCGCAGATCAAGCCCTACGACATGAGCGTGACGAGCTTCGTCGACCGCAACATCGGCAACCTGACGCCTGCGGACTACTACGCCAAGATCTTCGGCATGGCGATGCGCGCGATGCGCCACAAAGGTTCCGAGCTGATCGTCAACGGCGACGGCGAGACCAGCCATGTGTTCTACGGCATGAAGAACGCCAAGAACAAGGCGGGCGCGAGCATCTTCGCGAGCGTTGACGTGGGCGCGGTGGACGTCAACCTGCTCGACACCCTGTATTTTGCCTACGGCGCGGACACCGAGCTCGGCGGCAGCGCCCGCTTGCTGCTCACCAAGGCCGACCTCAAGGCCATCGGCGCGCTGCGCGGCACGAACGAGAAGCGCCGCCTGTTCACGATCGAGCCGGACATGGCGAATCCCAACATCGGCGTCATCCGCGACGGCGGCGTGGTGATCCCCTATACCCTCTGCCCCGACCTCACGAGCCTTTCCGGTTCGACCGCGAGTGCGAGCGCCGCGATCCAGACCATGATCTACGGCAACCCGCTCAACTATGAGCTGGGCCTGTTTTCCGACTTCACCGTGCGCGTGGACGAGAGCTACAAGGCGCAGGAGCGTCTGCTCACCATCCTCGGCGACGTGATGATTGGCGGCAACCTCGTAGTCGACAAGGGCGTCGTCGTGGCGACGCTGCCCAAGAGCGGGGGCTAAGCGATGCTGCGCGAGAGGCTGAGCGAGATCGCCGCCTATTGCCGCGTGGAGGCGGACGACGCGGAGCTCCCCGGCTTTGTGGACGCGGCAGCGGCCTACCTCGCCGGCGCGGGCGTGCGTGAGCCGCAGGACGGCTCGCCGCGCTATGCGCAGTATCTGCAATGCGTCAAGTACCTCGCGCTCGACCTCTACGACCGACGCGACACGGCGGTCGAGGGGGCGCTCGGCGACAACCCCGCCTTCCGGCGGATGCTTAACCAGCTCAAGCTCACCGAACCTGTGCCCGATTCGGGCACGGGAGAGGGAGCGGAGGGAGGCACGTGATGCACGTCAACGCAGGAAAGCTCTCGAAGCGTATCCAGTTTTTGCGCAAGACGACCAAAAAGGACGCCGACGGCTACCCTGTCCCCGGCGAGCCGGAGCTCGTGCGCGAGACTTGGGCGCAATTCTCGCAGACGAGCGGCACGGAGCTGATCCGGGCCAACGCCGAATTCGGCGAGGCGAAGGTGCGATTCCTAACGCGCTATTACGCCGACATCCAGGACCGGCGGCTTACGATCCACTACGACGGACGCGACTATGACATCCTGTATCTCAACACCTACGGCGACGAAAAGACTTACACGGAGTTCTGGTGCGAGCGGCACACGCAGGAGGGCAAGGTATGACGCTGAATGAGAGAATTATTGCGGTCGTCTCTCCGGTTGTCCCGGTATGTGTGCCGGATCTGCTGGTCACAGAGGCGGGCGAGACGCCGCCGGAGCGCTACTGCACGTTTAACTACTCGGAGTTGCCGGAGGGGAACGGGGACAACGCTGCGCATCTGACGCGGGCGCTTGTGCAGGTACATTACTTCGCGCCACTTAAAGCCTCTACGCTAGCCGTGCGGCACGCGCTGCGCGATGCGATCGCCGCGGTGGATGATTTTACCCTGCCGAGCATTGAGAACGCCACGGACGAGACAGGACAGCACTATGTGCTGGAATTTGACGCCGTGGGACGCTGGGAGGCGGAGGACGATGGCCAAGGTCGAGTTTAAGGGCATTGACGAGGTCGTGACATCGCTGACGGAGCTTTCCGAGTTGCCGGACGAGGTGATCGACGCGATGCTCAACGCCCGCGCCGACGTGGTCGTTGAGGCACAGCGCGCCGAGGCGCGTAAGCTCGGCACGGAGTACCGCAACAAGGGCCAGAAGAAGAACTACGCCACGGGCATGACGGCAAACTCGATCCGGAAGGGCAAGGTCAAGGTCAAAAACGGGCAGCGAGTGCTGTACATCACGCCGGTCGGCAGCAGAAAGCGCGGCAAGACCGTGACGCGCAACGCGGAGATCGCCTTTGAGAACGAGTTCGGCACGAAGACGATCCAAGCGCGGAACTTTTTGTGGAAAGCGAACGAACAGAGCTCGGACGCCGCGACGGCGGCGGAGTTTGAGGTGTACAGCCGCTACCTCGAAAAAAAAGGGCTGTAGAAAGGATTACCATGCACTACGGAGCAAAAAAGATCCAGTGGGCGCCGTTCGCCGCGACCAATCCGGAGACGACGACCGCGCTACCGAAGTACGGCACGCCGGTAAACCTCGGCGCGCTGAACAAGGTGACGGAAACGATCAACCTCATCCGCGTGAGCGGCCATGGCGACAACGTGCTGAAAGTCCAAATCGTAGAGTTCAAGGACGGCTCGCTGGCTGTAGAGACACTGTATATTTCAAACGAAAATGCAGCGTCTCTGACCGGCGCAGAGCTGGGCACGACGGATGGGGACAAAGACCTCAAGTTTGGCAGCAATGACACCGCGCCCTATGGCGGCCTTGCCTTTTATACAATCATCATGAGGGATGACGGGACGAAATACTATCAGGGTATTTTCTACCCGAAGGTCAAGGCCAACATGGAGGGCGAGAGCTACGAAACCAAGGGAGACAGCATTGTGCTGAACAATGCCAAGCTCACGTTTACCGTTTTCGAGCCGCTCTACGGCAAGTATAAGCACAAGAGCGAGGAGTTCGACACCGAGGCCAAGGCCGCGGCGTGGGTCGACGAAAAAATCAAGGCCGCAGCGGGCGGCTGAGAAGCGAAGAGACGCGGCACCCGCTGCGTCTCTTTTGTGTTTGGAGGGAAACTATGAAGACAATCCCATATGAACTGAACGGGCACACGTTTTATCTGTGCCTGAACGGGCAGGCGCTCTTTGACGCCTACGATAAATTCGGCTACGAGGACTTTCTCACGCAGCACATTGAGGGGAAAGACAAGCAGAGCTTTGACAATACGTGCTGGCTGCTCGCAAAGCTTGCCGAGCAGGGCGAGCTGGTGCGGCGCTGGCAGGGGCTCGACCGCGGGCCGATCGCGCCGGAGCAGTATTTCCGCGTAAATCTCAAGCCGCTGGACGTGGCGGGCGCAAAGGACGCCATCCGCGAGGCGATCACCCTTGGTTTCTCCCGCGAGGAGGAACGCGAGAGGCGCGTCCGCGACCTCGGGCTTGAAGAGCTGCAAAAAAAAACGGCAAAAACAGAATAACGCGCTCGTGGTGGGTAGATCTGCTGACGCAGTTTTTGCGTCTGGGTGTGCGCGAAGGACTGATGCTGACACCGGGGCAGGTGCTTGACCTGCAGGAGCTGGAGATCCAGCGGCGCGGACTGCACAGAGAGGAGGATGAGGCATAAATGGCAACAAGGACGATCACGACGAGGCTCGCGGTTGAGGGTGAAACGGAATTCAAGCGGTCGCTGAGCGAGGCAAACAGCAATTTGAAGGTGATGCGCAGCGAGATGAGCCTTGTCGATGCGGAGTTTAAAGGTCAGGCGAACAGTATGGACGCTTTGACCGCCAAAAACAAGATACTGCGCCGCGAGCAGGAGCAGCAGGTAGAGAAGGTCAAAGCCTTGGAGCGCGCGGTCAAGGACGCGGCCGATGCCTACGGAGAGAACGACAAGCGCACGGACAACTACCGCCAGCAGCTCAACCGGGCCAAGAAAGAACTGCTCGACATGAACGATGCGCTGGATGAGAACGAGAAGTATCTCGACGAGGCGCGCAAGAGCGCTGACAAGTGCGCAAGCAGCATCGACGAGTTCGGCCGCGAAGTCAAGGATGCGGGCGACAATCTCGGCGACGGAGGCGGACTGCTCAGCCAGCTCGGCGACCTCAAGGGCCTCCTTGCGGGCGGCGCAATCGTCGCCGGGGCGAAAGCCGTCGGCGACGCCATCATCGGCATCGTGGAGGACACGGAAGAGTATCGCAAGATCATGGGTACGCTGGAAATCAGCTCGCAGCAGGCCGGATACACGGCGGACGAGACGGCGGAAGCATATAAAAGGCTCCACGGCGTGCTCGGCGACACGCAGACGGCTGCAACGACCGTTGCCAACCTGCAGGCTATCGGCCTGAGCCAGAGTGACCTCATGACGCTGATTGACGCGGCGACCGGCGCATGGGCGACTTACGGCGACAGCATCCCGATCGACGGGCTTGCCGAGGCCATCAACGAGACGATCCAGACCGGCAAGGTGACGGGCACGTTTGCCGATGTGCTCAACTGGGCGGGGCAAAATGAGGACGAATTCAACGCGAAGCTTGAGGCGGCCAACGGCACCGCAGAGCGCGCGCAGATCGTACTGGATCAGCTCTCGTCCCAGAACCTGCCGGACGCCGGTCAGGCGTGGCGCGATGCCAACGAAGACGTGATCAAGTACAACGAGAGCCAGCAGAACTTGGACGACGCGATGGCAAAACTCGGTGAGCGCCTTGCCCCGGTCGCGGCCGGAATCAAAAACACCTTTGCCGGTGCTGTCAACATCGCCATTGATACGGTGGAGGGCTGGATCGAGGCACTGCAGGGCGCGGTGACCTGGCTGGGAAATGTTGCCAACAAAATCCCTGTCATCAAGGAGATCGGGGATCGCGCGGCAAAGGCGAAAGCCGCGTATGACGCCAATCCGTCGAGGAATTCCCGCTCTGCGGGCTATGCACGGCTCGCGGAGTCCAGGGCGAATGACAGACGGACCGGCTCGGCATCGCAGACGATCAACTTAAAATCAACCGTCGTGCTGGATGGAAAAGAGGTCGGCCGCAGCGTGACCAAATACCAGATGCAGGCGCAGAGGGCAAGGCAATGAGAGATATCGTTTTTAAAATCAACGGCAAGGACCGGTCCGATTGCTTCAACCAGTATGAGTTTTTTGCGGGTGCGACGCCTGTGTACAGCGATGAGATCGAGACAATGGACCGTGTACGGCACAGCACAGTCGTCCGCCGGCGCGGGTATTGCATCGCGCCGCTCAATGACATTTCAGACGCCGAGGCTGTGCAGCTTGCCGAGGATCTGTCTGCCGGTACGCTCAATATCACTTACAACAATCCGTGGTTTGGCAGTGAGCCCGTCACACAGAATATGACAATTGACGATTTGCAGCTTGGTTTCCTCCTCCGGGATGTGAGCGGACGATTCTGGAGCGGGCAGACGCTGCGCTTTACGCAGAGGTGACGCAATGCATACAGTGAGTGATCTTTGGCAGCAGATGCTTGCCGATCCGGCGCACGCAGTGGAAGCAAAGCTCAAGATAGCAGGGGTAGAGTACGGCGAAGATCAGATCGTGCGCAAGTCGCTCATGGTCTACGGAGGGCTGTACTCCGAATTCGGCATCGGCAACTGCTGCGCGCGGCAGATCGAGTTTGAGATCTATCCGCATGGGACGATCCCGAGACAGGCAAAAATCGAGGTCTACATGCGGCTGCGGCTGGGCGAGCAGGTGAGTGAGTGGATCCCCAAGGGCGTGTTTTTCTTCTCCACGCGCAAGACTGACCGGATCACGGGCGTTTTGAGCGTGCACGGGTATGATGCAATGCTCAAAGCCGAGGAGACGTGGCTCGACAGCAGCTATGACGCCAAGACTTGGCCGATGCCGGCGGCGACGGCAGTCGCCAACATTGCGGCGCGCATGGGGGTGGCAGTGGACAGCCGCACGGTATTTGATGCGGCGTTCCCCGTGCAGTATCCCGTGGACGACAAGGGAGATATGACGATGCGCGAGGCGCTTGGGCGTATCGCGGTCGCCAACGCGGGGAACTGGACCATCACGGACGAGGGCAAGCTGCTGCTGGTCGGTCTCAACTCTATGCCCGCTGAGACCCACTATCTTATCACGGAGACCGGCAGCGCCATCACCTTTGGCGGCGTGCGCATCCTTGTGTAAGGAGGGCAACATGGACAAAACCTATTTAGGGCGGCGGCTGGCAAAGTTTTCCCCCGGGATCGCGTCGCAGCCTATCTCCAAGGTGGAGCTGCTGAACGATACCGGCGATGTGGTCGGTGTGTCCGGATCGGACACCGGACGGACGCTGACGGCCTTGCAGCCGGACGGCACAAATGCAATGGCGGCGGCGATCCTTGCCAAAGTCTCCGGTTACAAGCACGTTGGATACGAGGGCAGCAAGGCGCTGCTTGACCCTGCGGTGGAGCTTGGCGACGCGGTGACGGTGGACGGGCTTTATGTGCCGCTCATCGCGCTGGACATGACGTTTGATCCGTTGCTCGCGCCGGACATCTCCGCGCCGGACGCGGATGAGCTGGATGACGAGTATCCGTACAAATCGCCGACGCAGCGGCAGATCGAGCGCAACATGGCAAAGACGCGGTCGCTCATCACCAAGACCAGCGAGGAGATCAACCTCAAGGTCGAGGGCATCGACGGGCGGGTCTCGGACATTACGCAAACGGTCGATGGAATCCGCTTATCCGTCACATCAGCATCCAGCCCGGATGGCCAGACGACCGCGACAATCACATTAAAAGTCGGCCCCAACAACTACACCGGCTACATCAAGCTCGACGGTAACGTGGATGTCTCCGGGCAGCTTTCGGCGGACGCGCTGTATGCAGCGCTCGGCGAGATCGCGGACTTGAGCGTCAACCGGCTGTCGACCTCGCGCCGGGTGGTCAAGTACCTTGCGGGGGACACAACCGATGACAATTTCATCCGCGTGGAGGGACAGAGCCTTGAGTTTGTCGCGGGCATCGCCAAAAGTACGGCGGAGCAAGCGAAAAACCCAAACGGGGAGCTGATTTATTGGGAAGCCGACCCCGCGGGCGCGTCTATTGGCTCGGACGGCTACCCCTACGCAAACGGCGAGCGCATTTTCACGACCACCAAACAGACAAGTTGGCCGGTTATGGTGTATCAATACGAGGAGCAGGTCAAGCGCGCGATTTCGTTTCAGTCGGACGGGAAATACTACTATCCCGTGGACGTCTTCGGTGCGGGCGACACCAACGGCAAGCAGCGCGGCTACCTCGTCAAGCGGCAGAACTCGCTTGAGCTGACGTATGAGACGAGCCTAGGTAAGCTGCTCGGCCTCGCCGCGCGGGACGATGGGTATATGGATCTGATGGGTCTGCGCAAGAGTGCGGCGCTGGACTTTTCCGAGTGGGACAAGGGGTATTTTGCCGAGCTGGTGGACGGAGAAAAGACGCCGTACCGCTACACGGTGACCTTTGACCAGCAGCGCCGCCCGATCAAAATCACGGACAACAGCGGGCATGCGACGCTGATCCGGTGGTGAGGAGGAATGGCGTGTGAATTACGATAAAAACAGCTTTCTTGCCGGGGTCTCGGTCGGCAGGACGCTCAAGGGCTGGGCCGCTGGCAGCGAGGGATTCAGCGGAGGAACATATGGGGCTGCAATAACACAGCTTTCTGGGTATGCTTCAACGATAAAGATTGAAGAATTTAACTATGGCAATCTGCTTGTTGGGCCTACTAAACTAACTGGGGAGGATTAGCATGAACTTTACAAGAGGGATAGTGTATGTAAACAACTCCATTACAAACACCACAACAAATCCACCAAGAGCCGATTACTATGGGCTTGGTCTAAAAAACCTGATAAATGCATTAGTGAATAATATACCTGGGTTGTCTATACAAACGGTAATAACTAGTACGAACAAAGAGTATAAAGTCACACTGAACTACAAGGGGCTTTTGTTTGATGTATACAATATATCTACCGGGGTGTACATCAAAGTTGGTTCTTTAACGGGTGGCACCTATTGCTATGCTATTAGTTCTAAAAGTGTAGTTTCATTTATGTATTCTGATGAGGGCATTTTGAGCTTCAGCATGACTTCATTGCAAACTTTAGGTACTCAGGGAGGAAATATAGTATCGATCATACCCGTAGAGTTCAAGATGTCCGATGGTACCACAAAAGAACTTTTCTGGTTCAAATTTTCAAGTTCACTCGATTCTAAACTTGGCAATATCCCCCAATTTGCAACCGACAGAACTGGACTTAGTCTTAACTTGTTAATTGACCCAGACAGTCAAACTCAGTATACCTTCAAAATATCCGGTGAAGATACAGGCCCAGTACAAGAAGCAAAGGGAAAATCTGTTGCTGTACCATTGACATTTACAAATTCCTATGGTGAAGTTGTTTCTTACAACATAAAAGGGAGTTCTCCACTGTATGTTATATACCCAGGAACGGTTGATACACTTAAAAGCTATTATGCTGGAACGCAGGTAGTATACGTTGGTAATGTACCCTATATCGGAGTGGACTACCACTATTTTATAAGAACATGATACGAGTTAACCTCATGATAGCATATGTTCTCAACCTGCTCGACCTATTCTGCACGCTCTGGGCGCTGCATGGCGGAGCGGTGGAACTGAACCCGCTGATGCGGAGCGTGACGGTGATGGTGGGCTACAAGGTCGTCATCGTGGGGGCGCTGCTGTGGTGGCTCTCTACCCGGAGGGAGCGGGCAGCACAGTATGCATTATACATAGCTACCGTGGTCTACGGTGCGGTGGACGTGTACCATATGATCAACATTTTATGATAAAGGAGGGCAACATGGACAAAACCATTGACGATCTGCTCGCGGCGGAAACTGTGACGGCGGATGATCTCTTTGTGGCGCAACAAAATGGGACGGCAAAAAAGGTGTCCGGTGACACTTTGCGCAAATACTTGGGGCAGGAGGCCGGTTTACCAAAGCCGACGGTGGAGGGGGCTTTTCTCCGTGTTCGGGGAGGGAAATGGACAGAGGAAACCGTGCCCGCGGCGGAAGGAGGGACGTTCTGATGTCTGAATTTTTGGTACAGGGCGAAAGCATTACGGCAGTCGCCGACGCTATTCGCGAGAAGGGCGGGACAACCGCGCCCCTGAGCTTCCCGGCTGGGATGGCTGAGGCGGTGAGGGGCATCCCGTCGGGCGGGACTGATATCTCACTTGGCCTGACCGCCGCCACAGTGGGCCAGACCATCAAAGTCAAAGCCGTTGACACTGACGGCAAGCCGACGGAGTGGGAAGCGGTGGATATCGCCAAACCATGGGGGTGGGAACTAATCAACGAAATTACCATCCCGGAAGGCTCTGACGAAATCTTGGAATTTGTTATAAATACAGACTCCAATGGTAAACCTTTTAAGCTCCATAGGTTTATGATGTTTGTGCATTTGCCAATCTATACAGGACAATCCGAAATCCCGCAGTATACATTTGGAAAGATAAACGGGTATGCGTATAATACCAAGACATTCGCCGCACCTCTTGTTTATACCAACCCGAGTGAGCCATCAAAAACAGACCCTATTACATTTTCTTGGATGGAAGGCGACATAATGGGCGATGGAAACCATATGTGCATTTATGGGTGTAACAACCCCTCCCCTCTCGTTAGTGGCGGCTTTCGTGTTGAGACGGGTAGCGGTGCAATGAATCCCCTTGCAAGGTTTCGCTATATCACAGGAGTTCCACAATCTTTATTTGACATTTATCGCCCGATCACATCAGTTGGGCTATCCAACATACTTATGTTTGCTGGTTGTAAGGTTTGGCTATATGGGACGAGAGTGCAGGAGGATGAAGCATGAAAATCTGCGAAAATGGAATCATTCGGGAACTGACGCCGGAAGAAGAATTATCCCTGAAGGAAGCGAGGCAGCAAGCTGACGAAGAAATGAAAGCCCAGCCGCCTACGCCGGAGGAACGCATTGCGGCGCTTGAAAAAGACAACGCCGAGCTGCGTGAGGCAATGGAGGCACTATTAAGCGGGGTGACGGCATGAGCGAGCTGAGAGAGCGAGTCATTGCGTATAACAAGGAGGTTAAGGCCGCACTGCAAGCGGTCTACAACGACCTCAACCACGGCCAGCGCAAAAAGCTGTTGCGCAACCCCGCCATCCGCGCCATGTTTGAGCGGTATGGGGTGGAGATTGAAGAGTAAAGGAGCGGGACATGGGAGATTTGGCAAGCATCGCGGCGCTGTGCTCTGAGGTGACGGTCATCCTCGGGGCGGCGGCGCTGCTCATCAAGCCCGTGCGGGACAAAGTGCTCGGCTTTGACAAGCTCAAAGACGCGCTAAAGTGCGGGCTGCGGCATGACATGCTGCACACTTACTACAAAAACCGCGAGAGCCAGACGATCCGTCAGTATGAGCTTGAGGATTTCATCTACCTCTACCGGGGATATAAGGCGCTGGGCGGCAACAGCTTCATCGACAAAATCAAGTCCGAGATCGACGAGTGGGAGGTCAGAACGTGAGAAAGGCGTGGACGGCGGCGCGGGAGCACTGGGGCAGGATGAAGAAGCGGGACAAGTACATATCCATCGCTATTTTTAGCTTGACGTGGTACACCGTCGCCTCGCTCACCATGACGGCGCTCGGCGTGCCGCCGCCGGACGTACTGACGGAACGCTGGTTCAAGGCATGGACGACGGAGCTTGTCGTTGTGGCAGGCATTAAGATTTTAAGAAAGGACGAAACAACGCTATGAATAACGATTTGCTGAAAAAGAGATTTGCGAACCTGTGCAGCGTGAAGAGCATTGTGACGATCGCCGCAACCGGCGCGGTGATCTACGGCTTTGTCGTTGGCAAGATCACGGGCGAGCAGCTCATGCTGATCTACAGCTCGATCATCGCATTCTACTTTGGCACGCAGTCGCAGAAGAATCAGGACGCCATTGACAAGGGGGCGTAAGACATGGCGAGAGCAGAAGACATCCTTGCCATCGCGCGCAAGGAGATCGGCACGGTGGAGCAGCCGGGCAACCGGCAGAAGTACGGCAAAGCCTATGGCATGGACGGCGTGTACTGGTGTATGCAGTTCGTGTGGTGGTGTTTCCAGCAGGCGGACAAGCAGCTCTTTTACGGCGGTGGGAAGACCGCGAGCTGCGGCGAGCTGATGAACTACGCCAAAACCCACGGGCAATGGGTCACCACGGGCTACCGGCCCGGCGACGTGCTCATCTATGACTTCCCCAACACGAAGGTCAAGACCGACCATACGGGCATCTGCGAGAGCGTGAGCGCACAATATGTGACTGCCATTGAGGGAAACACGTCGAGCGGAACAGCGGGCAGTCAGTCCAACGGCGACGGCGTATACCGCAAGAAGCGGGCCAAGTCGCTCGTGGTAGGCGCATACCGTCCGAAGTATGAGGTGAGTTACCGCGAGGTGCTCAAAAAGCGCGCGGGGCTGGAAGACAAGACGATGGATTACCTTGCGGCGTACAAGTATGGCAGCGACCTGATCCGCAAGCTGGCAATGATGAAATAATTGTGCCCGAATCGGGCACGGAAAGGGAAACGGGCGGGAGACCTGCAACGTCTCCCCTCGCGTGAGCGCTCTGCAAGCCCCGGCTCACAGCATGGACAAGCAGCACCGAGCGATCCGCGCGCAACTATCCTCTATGGCCCCGCGCAGGGCTATAGCATACATCCAAGCCTATGACCTGCCGCCCGATGAGATGGCATGCCTCATCGAGTGTGACGTGCGAGGGCATTCCCTCGTGCAGGTCGCCGCTCAGCTCCACATGAGCGTGGACGGCCTCGCCAAGCTGCGCCGCCGGGCTTACCGCAAGCTTGCCGACGGGCAGAAAGAGAGCACCGACTAATCAGTCGGTGCTCTCTTTTTTGACTTCGCTTTGCTTTGATTTCGTCCCGCTCCGGCGCTTGGCGTCCGCGCGATGCTGGACCTCTTTTCGGTGGGCTGCGGCGCACTCAGGGGAGCAGGTAACGGTGGGGGTGCCGGGGACTATCTCCCGGCCACAGACGACACAGACCTTAACGCCGCTGCGGGATTTTTCGCGGCGTTTTATGTAGTAATCGTGTTCGGCGTTCCAGCTTTTTGACTGCGCGCGGTCGATTTCACGGACGGCATCCGGGGCGCATTTTGGACAATACTTTTGCAATCCAGATTGGACGACATACTCTCCACCGCAGATCACGCAGTTATCAATATCTCCCAGATGCCGGGAAAAACCGGTGGCCCGGTACTTTTGTTTCCTGACCTTCTCCCGCTCTGCCCGGCAGGTTGGGCAGTAACTGGCTCTGGGACCTCCGAGGAAGTTGATCCCGCAGGTGTGGCAGGTTCGCGTGCGCAGGGTGGTCGACCGGGATGCGGCAAGGCAGTCCTCGCACTTCGCCTGCTCTGTGCGATCGGTGGAAAAAATCTTGCCGCAGGTGATACATTTTTTAGTCCGCATACACAGTCTCCTTTGCCGCGTTATAACAAAAATTTTGCATCTACGCCCAGCGCGTCGGCGATGGCAAGCAGGTTTTTGGCGGTCAGGTTGCCCGCCTCCGCCTCCCCCAGCTCCACGCGCTGGATCTGGCGGATATTGACGCCGGACTTCTTGGCAAGCTCGGACTGAGTCATGTCTGCCATGCGGCGGGACCACTCAAGCTTAGTGATGGGGCGGTTGTGGCAGTCCCGCCCGTAGTTGACCAGAGAACAGGCGGTGCAGTCGCCGTCCGCCCGCTGGCAGTCGCTGTACTTTCTCCGCATCTTATCTCCTCCTCTTAGCAAATGACCTTTACGACCTCGGCGTCACGGATGATGAGCTCGCCGTCGTCCTCGCCGTACTCGGCCTCGTTGCCGCAAATAATCGCGACGTGATTGCCAAAATAATTGTTGGCGCCCAGGCGGTCAAGGCTACAGACGCAGATGCCGTCAAGCTCGACGCCGGTATCGTCGCCGTTGTCCCAGACGTGGGAGAGGTGCTCGATCGTGCCAAGTTCAAACTCCTGCTCCTGGACGCGCACGCCAACGAATTCGTAGTCCCAGCTAAGGTCCATCTCTTCGGCAATCTTCTTGATAGTATTGATCATTTCGGCGTTCATCATCATTTTTGTATCCTCCCGGGGTGTTCCCCTCTCTTGTTTACATGCTTATTATACGCTAATATTAGCGTATTGTCAAGAAAAAATCACAGAGTTTTGAAGAAATTCTTGAGGGCAAAACGCGGGCATTTTGCGGGCAATTTCCCGCGGCAAAATCGCGGTACGATAGTGGAAACAAAAGGAGGTGCGCGCATGGATCAGTTTGCAATCGCCGGATACAGCGGCGGAAACTGCATGATGTGTGTGATCGACAATGGTAATATTTTCCAGACCGACTATTTCGGCAACCGCCAGCAGCTCATCGGCAAGACCTCTTCGGCATACGCCGAGCTGGAGGCCACCACGCAGGAGTATTACGACAAGCTCGTCGAGCTGGGCGTCATCACTCCGCCCAAGACGCAGGAGGAGCTAATGGGCGAAATGCAGTCGGCCATGAGCGATATGGCTGCGGTCATCAAAAATCTGACCGATCAGGTAAAGGAGCTGAAGGAAAATGGACCTCAAGCAACTCTTAGCGGCAGCGGCGAGAATGTTCCCCAGCGCCGACCTGCAAGGCGCGGCGGCGAGAGCGGAGCAGGCGATCAGCGGGACGGCTGACACGCTCGAGGGCGTGCAGAGCACGGCGCGCCGGCTCGGCATTGACCCCAACATCGCCAACAGCCTCTATGCGCGCTACGGGCGCACGATGCAGGCAAAGGCCCTGTGCGGCCTCCTCGGCACGACACCGGAGGCTCTGCGCTCCGACGCCAATAAAATACTCGGCGGCGCGCAAAACGCCTCACAGGCCCCGCAAAAGGGCAAAGCGGGGCAGTTCACAAAATTCCCCCGGCTTAAGCAGCCGTAGGAATAAATATTTTGTGAAAGGAGCACGAACACATGGAAGAACGCAGCACCGGTATGAGCTGGATCGCAGTCCTTTTCGTCATCATCGTGGTCGTCGCCCTCTTCGGCGGCAACTTCGGCGGCGGCTGGGGCTGGAATCGCAGCGGAAACCCCTATCCCGCGCAGGAGGGCGGCTGCAACCGCGTGAGCAACTGCCAGGTCGAAAAGCAGGGGATCGTCGACGCGGCGCGCACGCAGTATCTCATTGAGCAGCAGAGCAACAACACCCGCGCGGCTATCAACGCGAGCACGGAGGCCATCACCTCGCAGGCGAGCCACATCTACGAGCAGCGCCTGCAGGAGACCATCTTTGACCTTAAGATGGAGAACCAGAGCCTCAAGAACGGCATCTTTACCAAGGAGCAGACCGACGCTCTGGCCGCGAAGATCTCCGATTGCTGCTGCGGTTTCAACCGCCGCCTCGACGCGATCGAGTGCCGTATGCTGACGAAGCCGAACCTCTACGGCGTGGCCGCCACCGGCGCGGGGCAGATCATCCCTGCGACCTGCGGCTGCAACGGCAGCACCAACCTCTAAAACCATCCGCCCCGCACGGGGAATATGGTAGGCCCTGCAGGCCGGGAAGCAGGCGGGGCAAATGCCCCGCCTATTTTATTTTGAAAGGAGACTCCGAAATGTCTTGTAAATCCGCTCTCTATGCTGCCATGCAGACGCCCTCCGCAGTCGCGGTCGGCGGCGTCATCCCGCTCGGCAGCCTCATCCGCCGCTACGGCTGCGATGTCAGCCTTAACGGCAATGCCGTCAACATCACCGGCGCGGGCTACTACGACGTCGACGCCTCGCTCACCGTTGCGCCCGCCGCAGTCGGCACCGTCACCGTCACGCTCTTTAAGGACGGCGTGGCCGTCCCCGGCGCAACCGCCTCGGCGACCGCCGCCGCTGCAAACGATGCGCTTGATCTCAACATCACGGCTCTCGTGCGGCAGGTCTGCTGCGCTGCGGGCTCCGCTCTAACGCTGGTGCTCACCGGTGCCGCTGCTACGGTCAATAATGTGGCGCTGCGCGTGCAGCGGATCTGAGAGGTGCGCGATGGTGCAGCTCTTGATCGGGATGCTGCTTGGCGCGATGGTGGCCACGCCCACGGGCCGCAGCATCGGCAACCAGATCGGCGACGCGGCGCTTAAAAAGGTCAAGGACGCCGTGCAGGCGCCCGCGGCCGGAGAGGAGGCTGACGATGGAAAATCTGCATGAGCAGCTCAAGGCGTATATCCCCAAGCTCGAACGCAGCATCCAGTCCTACATGACGCAGACGCCGCCCTCGCCCAATTCTGCGCAGGGCATCATGGCGATGTGGGAGTGTTTGACCATGCTCAAGGCGGCGGAGGCGGGCACCTGCGGCGAGTTCACCAAGGCAGACGCCGAGCAGTGGGCGCAGCACATGCGCAACACGGACGGCAGCACCGGCGCGCACTGGAGCATGGAGCAGACCACCTCGCTCGCCGAGAGCCTCGGCGTGAGCCGCGACGAGGTCTCGCCCTGGTGCTGGTGGATCGCCGTGAATATGATGTACTCCGACTACTACGGCGTCGCCTCTCACTTCGGCGTCGCCACGCCGGAGTTCTTCGCGGAGCTCGCCCGCGCCTTCCTCCTCGACGAGGACGGCCCCGGCCCGAAGCCCAAGATGGCGGCTTATTACTGCGGCATTGTCAAGGGCAAGAATTAACGCAGAATTTTGCACTCAAATCTGCAATCATTTTTTTGCTTTTTGTTGTCATTGTTTGTAAGAATTTGTCTTGCGGTTTATGCGGCAAAAATAAGATAAGTACCGATATTGCCTTAATTCCGAGCAATATCGGTACTTTTTCTTTGGTGCCTCGTCGGGGATTCGAACCCCGGACACCCTGCTTAAAAGGCAGG